ATTGACAAGCCCGCCACGCGAGCTTGATACCGATTGCGGTGCCCGAGTGGTGAAATCGGTAGACACAAGGGATTTAAAATCCCTCGCTTTTCGAGGCGTGCCGGTTCGATTCCGGCCTCGGGCACCATTAAGTTGATGATTTTAAAAGAAAAGTTCTAACTCTGTCAGTGCGAGTCAACATCCCATTAGGCGCAATCAGGCGTAAAGGATGTTGAAAATGGCAAAAGTACAAGAACGACAAGGCGCAAAAGGTAAAACCTACCGTGTGGAATTCATGCGGGAGGGTTCTCGCGTATCTAAAACATTTCGCCTTAAAAAAGAGGCGGAAAAATTCGCCGCTTTAATCACCCTCAATGCTGACTTGGCTGGAACACTGGCTAACGTTACGCTCAATACTCTATCCCTCCAAAGTGCTATAGCTGAGTACCTCGACCAGCACACCGGCAAAGACCCCAACGTGAAAGGGCGTCTCAACTGGTGGGCCTGTGCGATTGGTGCAGACAAGCTGATCGGCAAAATCACAAAACAAGACGTTAAAAAGTGCCTTCAGTCGATGCTTGATGATGGCATGGCTACGGCTACCCATAATCGGTACAAGTCCGCGCTGTCCTCCGTGTTCGAGTTCATAAACGACCGCTACGACTGCCAGCACAACCCCGCCCGCCAGATCAAACAAATCAAAGAAGCCCGCCAGCGTGAGCGATTCGCATCCCGTGAGGAACTGGAGCGACTATTAGCAGCCTGTAAGGTAAGTCAGTGGGAGCGTCTGCACCTGCTTGTGCTGATGGCCGTCAGCACTGGGGCTCGCCGTTCTGAGCTCCTGGGGCTGCGCTGGAACGCGATCAACTTTCAAGACAAGACTGCATACCTGAGCGACACCAAGAACGGCACAGACCGTGTTTTGCCGCTCACTGGCGACTGTCTGAACGAGCTGGCCGCCTTTCGTGAGATCGGGAATGGCTGGTTGTTCCCACACCCTGATGATCCCCTATTCCCTTTCAAGCACTTCGACAAGCATTGGTACGCCGCATTGGCACAGGCAGAGATCACCGGCTTGGTGTTCCACGGTCTGAGACACACAACCGGCAGTTACTTGGCTATGAGCGGGCAACCTCTGTCAGTGATTAAAGAGGTACTGGGCCACAAGACCATTGTCACGACCCAGCGGTACGTTCACCACTCCGTTGAGAGTAAAAAGGCGGCGGTGGATGAAGTTTTTGGAAATATTTTAAATAAATAATGGCTGGATAAAATTGAATCTAATTAAAGATTATTTAATCTGAGTAAATATTAAAAGAGCGATTCCGTGAAAATATACATTTACATTTTTAATGTGTGAAAACAGGGGCTTGCAATATGAATTACGCTGAATCAATATAGAAACTGTTGGCTCGCACTGACTTCATTAAATCAATTATCTGAGGGTTTTATCATGAACAGTAAAATTCAAGAACTGGCAATGGACTTAAACAACTGGACACCCATCCGAGAAGCTAACGTCCCTGGTATGAATTATCAGGTGCTGTTGCGGTGTTTGCGTAAGCGCGATGAAGATCCGTCTCTCCGTAAATGCTGCCGTGAGGTAGGGAATAGACTGTTTCTGAATAAGCCGCTGTTTGGTCTCTGGATGGCTGGCGAGCTGGAATGAAAAAGAGCTCCAATGTGTCCACACTGGAGCCCTCACCCTTTCAACTATGTATCCACACCATTAAAAGGTTTTTGCCGATTTCCAACGTTTTGCAAGAGCGTTGGAAATTGCACACACTAAAGGAAGCTGTATGCAACCTAAATATAATGATTTATCTGATCCCAGTCAAGGTGACTGGTTAGATAAACAGCTACACGATCTTAGTGATCAGTATGACCTGATTCCAGTATATAAGGTTCCGGCGTTGCCTAGCGACCCACTTAGGCACACTCCGGCGAAGTATGCCAACGGGGAGAAGTACCCCATCGAGCATACCGAGTGGTCACGGGCTTGTAGAGACTGGGTAGGCATAAGACTTAACAGGCTTGTTCTGGTCGATTGGGACGGCTACAAGCCTGAATCTATTAGCTTTGACACCCTGGCAGAGGCTTTAGGTTTCACAGGTGATGAGTTAATGACACATTGTGTCCAGTGGAACGCTGAAAGCACCTCGTTGCACTTCCTTTTCATTATGCCGGACTGGGTGAGTGTAGAAGAATTCAAACAGGCAAATAACGGAAAATGGCTTGCTGGAGTAGATATAAAAACAGGCAATCAGCTTGCCTATGTGAAAGCCTCGAAATTAAATAGGATTACCGGATTTACTCCCACCGAGGCCCCGCCTGTTGTGCTCGCCGCTCTGAAAAAAGAGGGTAAAACTAGCGCTCATATCAATACCAAAGTCATGCTTGATTCTGAGGCTATCCGTATTATTAACAAGTGTGATCCTGATGCTGGATATGATGATTGGATGACAGTTATCACGGGCACTGTTGACCAGTACGGGCACGGGGAGGAAGTGATCAACACTCTGGACAACTGGAGCAGCAAAAGCGCCAAGTATTCCGGCAGAGCTGAGATTGAATCGAAGGTGAGAAGCATAACCCGAGGCGGCGGCAAGACATGGGGAAGCGTGAAACATATAGCAGGGGAAACGAGAGCCCAAGTTATCCCTATTCGACAGAATGCAACTGAAGCTTTTAAAGGCTACCAGCTACCGCCAGACTCGCCAAAGCTGGTTGGGATGATGCGTGAGTATCCCTATCCGGATAGGACATTCGACAAGGCTAATAAACCGCTACAAACAAGCGACAATCTGAAGACATTGCTAAAGAACATGGGGATTCAAATCGCCACCAATAAGATGAACCTTAACCTGGACATTGAACAAGATGGCCGGATAGTTGAGCCGAGTTTTGAAGCTTTGAGATCAATGCTTATAGATGAGGCGCAAAAGACCGGTCTCCCCATCCAGACGATTGATTACCACCTAGCCGCCATCGGAGAGCAAAACAGTTATCACCCTATTGCCGCGGCACTCGATGGCAAGCACTGGGACGGAGTAGAGCGGGTGCAGTGTGTTCTCGATTGCCTGCCCTGCACTGACCCACTTCACAAAGACACAGTTTTCAAAAAGTGGTTTATAGCGGCAATGGCGGCGATCTACGAGCCTTCATTCTCCGCGAAATTGGTGCCTGTGCTGAAGGGGGGGCAATCAACCAGAAAATCGGCTTTCCTGTCTCGTGTCTGTTCCATCGTGGAGGGGAGCTTTCTACCCGAGGCCAGTCTGGATGCTGAGAACAAGGATTCAGTGATTGCTGTTGCAAGCCACCACATTGTTGAGTTGTCAGAGCTGGAACGGACAACCCGCAAAGAGGCCGGAGCATTAAAAGCACACATAACCAAGGACGTTGACAATTTCCGAGCACCTTACGCCCGCAGTGCTATTAACAAGAGAAGGCAAGGCGTTTTCGTTGGCACGGTCAATGATGACGAGTTTTTCAAGGACACCACGGGTAACAGCCGCTTTGCTGTTATCGAGCTAACAGGCAAGATCAGCCTGGACGCAGTTAACGATATTCTCGGGTATTCCTACGATAATGGACGGGTTAGGCAGACAGACAGAGAGCAACTTTTACAATTCTGGCTTGAGGTCAAACACTGGTATGACACCGGTTGGAGTTGGGTACTCACCGATTCAGAGTCAGAACACAGTGAGGCCAACAACAGCAGGTTCATGGTGAAGGGCGATTATTATCACCTTATCATGGAGAAGATGGAGCTATGGTGGAACGGCCATAACGTAGGCATAAGCGCTTCAGAGGCTGCCGGACGGCTGGGCCTAAATGCCAGTTATTCCGGCAAGGTAGGTAAAGACCTAGCTCAACTGGCGAAAGATGGACTATTGCGAGTGGGTGAAGGCAGACAACGACGCCAATATTTTAAAGCATGATCGGTATTAACTACGGGGGCTCACCAAATCGGTGGGCCTTTTTGTTTTCGGTGACAGTGCGTGACAGTGCGTGACAGTGGCTTTTTATTGCACTGTCACGCCTACAACCCGCGCCACGCTTGGGTTTGCTGTAATCGGTGACAGTGTGACAGTAGTTTCTAATAGAGTAGATATGAGTAACAGGTAATAGGGGTATAGAGAGGGGTATAGGGGGTATATAGGGAAAAACACCCGCACACTGTCACCACATGGAGCAAACCCAGCAGTGGCGCGGGTTACAGACCGATAGCTCCACTGTCACCGCACTGTCACGCACTGTCACGCACTGTCACCGAACACCAAAGCAACACGCATAATTTTGAATGTGCTTAATGAATATTGAATAAACCCATCAAGATTTTCACTCAATTTAACAATCATTCCTCCGTATGACCCGGATATCGACCGGCGCCTCCCTCATTTTTGCGCACACGACCATTTCAGCGAACACTTGTACTCTCAATTACGTAAAATCCTTAGTAACAAGATTTTACGTAAGTTATTGAATTATAAGAAATTAACTCCTTGATCGGGAATTATCTCGGTGCTAGCTTGTGGACTGTCAAGTGACGTTTTTTAACCCGATATCGAGGTAGTTTTATGAAAATTGAGCTTCTTAAGCGGTCTTTGAATGACACCCGAGAGCAAATGAAAGCCTTGCTGGTCAAGGCTGAGAGCGAAACCCGCAGCATGGATCAGCAAGAGCTGGCTAAATTCGATGAGCTGAAAGGCAAAGCCGAGTCACTGAAGGCCACCATTCAGGCCGCCGCTGACTTGGAAGAAACCGAGCTGCGAGCAATGCCGAGCCAAGGCGACAGTGGCGCGACCAAACCGGCACCGACCAGTGAAGAGATCAGAAACTGGATTGCAAACGGCGAAGTGCCCGAGCGAAGCATGACGACCACCAACACCGCCGCTGTAGTCATTCCGGCAGTGCAGAAAAGCATTCAGGAAAAGATGGTTGCAGCGTCACCGTTGCGCCGCTTGGCCGCAGGCTTTACCACTGACGCTCTGACCTATGGTGTACCTGTTCAGGTAACTGGGGCTGAAGTTAAGCCTGGTGATGAAACCACCGCCCGAGGTGAGACCGCAGCGCCAACCATCGAGCTTGCCGAAGCAACACTCGTGGAGCATTACGCACAACCGATGGTGTCCCAACGCATCCTTGACGGAAACGGCGGCGGCTATGACCTAGAAGGTTTCATGAATGGTTCGGTGGCGAAGGCTTACATCACCAAAGATAACCAGCTTCACGCCGACTTGCTCAACAACGCCGTGGAAGACCCCGCTGCATTCACCTTTGGTAAGGTTCGCGTGGCTGGCTCCCTGACCGGTAGTGATATCAGCGTGATCCTGAAAGAGCTCCGCGCAGCTACTAAGGTTCTCCCCCTGGTGCATCGTTCCAATGCTCAATGGCTGGTTGCATCCGATGTGGTGACTTCTTTCAGCAACCTTGAAGACACCACCAAACAACCGCTGTGGGGCAGTGTCGAAGGTGGCGAAGGTAAATCATTGCTGGGCTATCCGGTAAATGAGTGCGAACAACTGACCCCTGGCACCATGTATCTCGCCAACTGGCCGGAAGCAATGTTTATCGTGGACAACCCCGCAGGCGGCAACCTCCGCGATCCATACAGCAAGAAGGGTTTCGTCTCCCTCTATAGCTGGATGTATAGCGGCAGCCAACTGACTGACCCCGAGGCGATCGTAAAGGTCAAAGTGACCGTCACCGCGCCGTAATAACCGAGATTGGCCCCTGTAATGGGGGCCTCTTTTGAAAGGGGAAGGATTATGAATATTGAAACCCGAGTATCAAAACTGGGTACTGAGAGTGGCAAGCTCGTTGGTGTTGCGGTCGCTTATGGCACACGTTCGCAAGACCTGGGCGGCTTTGTCGAGATCATCGAGCCTGGCGCTTTCTCCAAGCATCTGGTGACTAATCCAGACGTTCGTTGCTTGTACGAGCACGACAAGAAAGACCTATTGGGCAGAACCACCTCGGGGACGCTCCGACTGAGCGATTCACCGCAGGGGCTGGCCGTTGAAATCGACCCGCCAGCAACCCGAGCCGGTGCTGATTGCGTGGAGCTGGTGAAGCGTGGAGACCTGTCCGGGATGAGCTTCGGGTTTACCGTAGTCCGTGACCGTTGGGACATGAAACAGAAACCAGCTCTCCGCACTGTGCTTGAGGCTCGTTTGCACGAGGTCACTGTCACCAGTAACCCAGCATACCTTACAAGCGCCATCGCGTTACGCTGCGCCGCAGGGGCTCTGATGAACGCAACAGAGTGGAGGCAGTATGAACTTCTGGCCTTTTAAAAGAGATCAGAGCGAAACCCGCTCAATGAGTATCGAAGCGTTTATTGATGCAGTGACCCGAGTCAATAGCAGTTCGGGCGTGAGTGTGACCAGTGAGAGCGCCAACGGTCTGGCCGCTGTGTTTGCTGCTATCAGCTTTATTAGCAAGCAGGTTTCAGGCTATCAACTGACCGCCGCTAATCAGACAGTGGAACAGCTCCTTACTGTTTCGCCTGATGACGTGATGACGGCGCACAGTTTCAAAATGGCGCTGATGCAAAACCTGCTCCAGCACGGTAACAGCTTTGCTCGTATTCACTGGGGTTTGACCGGCTGGCCGGAAAGCCTTGAGTTTATCGCCTCGCACCGTGTGGGCGTGAACGTTGACCAGAGTCACACGCTCCGCAATTACTGGATCGATGGCAAGGCCGAGCTGGTTAAAAACGTGGTGCACTGGAAAATTCACAGCCTGGATGGGCTTATCGGTCGCTCACCTGTCACCGTCGCGAGAGACTCAATCGGATTGGGACTGGCGCAGCAGAAGCAGGCAGCAGATCAACAGGCCAACGGATTGAAGCCGAGCGGAATAATTGAATTCCCTGGTTATCTCAACAGTGAAAACGGCAAGAAATTCAAAGCGAGCCTTTCCGAAAGAAATCCTGGGGAAACCCTCGTACTGGAAGGGGAGGCCAAATGGAAAGCGGTCAGCCAGTCTAACGCTGATGCCGAATTCATCGAACAACGTAAATTTTCTGTTATCGAGGTGGCGCGTATTTTCGGGATCAGCAAGATATTTTTACAAGCTGATGAAGGTGGCGCGAGATACGACAATTTGGGCAGCGAACAGCGTTCGTTAATGCTTAACACAATCAGCCCTTATCTTGATCTGATTTCAGCGGAACTTAGTCTAAAGCTGATGGTGCCTTGCTCGTTTAAACAAATGGACTTGTCTCGCCTTGACGCAAAGACCCGTTTCGATATTTATAAAACTGGTGTTGAGATTGGCGCATTGACTCCGGAAGAAATCAAATCGGCGGAGGGGTTTTAAATGATTACTCTCGAATTAGTAAAAGAGCATTTGAGATTACCCGCAGTGACAACTGAGGATAACATCCTGACACTGTATATCGCGGCCAGTGTTGATGCAGCAAGCCACCATATCGGTGAGCCGGTAGTAAATGACAGTACGATGAAGCCGAGCATAAAGGCAGGTTGTTTGCTTCTGATTGGCACGCTGTACGAGGCCAGAGCCGATACCACCGAGTTACAGCGCCATATCGTACCACAGACCGTGGAACGTTTATGGAGTGCTCACAGACAGCACGGGGTATTCTGATGGACAGAGGCAGGCTTAACCGCAGGGTTACATTTACAGAGCAAGTGCAGGGGACTAATGATTGGGGGGAACCTATCGAAATATGGACTCCAATTATTGAGAACGTACCGGCGAATATTAGGGCAGTGACAGGGAGAGAAGGAATTACAAGCGGGGTAGTTTTAACAGAACAAACAATTACTATCGTTTGTGATTTCTCCCCCTTGATCAAGAATAAACACTTCGTCAGTATAGACGGTGAGACTTGGCGAATTAGTCTTGTGTCACCTGATGATAAATACCCTCATTGTTTTATGAATATTACAGCAAAAATGGAGAGTTAAAATGGAAAGAGAGATTCAGGTAATCGTCCGGAAAGGGCTGCTCGTTGAATATGAACTTAAACAACCACGTCCAGACAGAACCCTTGTAAAAGATAACGTTGTTTATATTGGCCCGTTGAAATGCATTGTTGAATACATCAACCAAGACACCATTGGCCTTCAGGTAGTAAATATCCAATGATATTCCGCTGCGCTTATCCTGGCTGTGGTGCACGAATAAGCGAAAGTCAGCGCGGGAGGTGTGATAAGCACCCCCGCTCATTTACCCGAGTTCGTAAGCTACATAGCAAACAATATGGAAGTGCATCATGGAAAAGAGCGAGAGCAGCATTTATTCAGGTGTACCCGCTTTGTCTGATTTGTTTTCTGGAGGGAGTGATCACGCCAGTGGACGAGGTGGATCACATCATCCCACTGGACGACAACAGCGACCTGGAGCACCTCACGCACCCAAGCGGATTGGCAGGGCTGTGCAAGTCGCACCACGTAAACAAAACAAAAAGTGATGGCAACCCAGCAGAGCTGGAGCGATACCGTCAACGAATAGAACAAGCCAAGAGGTTATACAATGAACAAAATGAACAAAATGCCACCGATGCCACCGATGCCACCGAAGAAGCCCAGTTCCACCGTGGTGAAATATCCGCGACCATCTAACCCGAAGCTATTGGGCAAGGTGGGGCAAGCAACCTGGAAGCGCCTGATCCCGCTCCTGGTGAACCCGACTGATGGTGACTTGCAGTTACTGGAACAGCTTTGCATTCAAACCAGTGTAAACCAGCAAGCAGCAGAAGACATCCAGACCCACGGCACCCGCGCCACCAATGCGGCGGGCAGTAGTATCGCGAACCCGTCTTGCAACCTGTTCAACAGCACTAGCAAGCAGATCCTGCACCTGAACAAAGCTCTGGGCCTGAATGCGATGACCAAGCACGTGAGCCGTATGCCTCAACCGGATGAAGATGATGGCTTTGACCAGATCTGATGACCGCCCGTGGCACCGTTACGCGCTAGCAATCCGTTCCGGTGCCATCCCTGCATGTGCCGCCATGAAAAAGACCGTTGAGCGGTACTTTTCCGAGATTGTGAGAGATGACGTTTATCTTGATGAGGATGAGGCCGCCCGAGTGCTTCACTTCTGCAAGTTCATCACGCATCACAAGGGCGAGCTGTCAGGCCAGCCGTTCAAGGTGGAAGACTGGGAGGCGTTTATCCTGGTTAATGCTTTGTGCATGAAGTGGCGCGACACCGGTTTTAACAAGTACCGGGAAATATTTTGTTTTGTTCCGAGAAAGAACGGCAAGACTTTTTTAGCCTCGACTTTCGCTAACTACCTACTGATCGCGGACAAAGGCCAACACGATATTTTCACCTATGCCAAGACCGCTGGGCAGGCTCGCCTTGCTTTTGACGGTTGCAAGCAGCAAATCCAACAATCCAAAGCACTGAGCAAGAGGGCGAAAGTGTTTGCCCACCATGTGGACAGTCCCGCCAGCAAATCACGCCTGAAGCCTGTGAGCAGCAACACGGGCGGGAACGAAGGGCTAGGGGGCTCGTCTATCTGCGATGAGTTACACACTCACCCAGACGGCGAGATGTTTAGCGTAATGCAACTGGCTATGGCTGCTCGCCGTCGAGCCTGGCATTTCATCATCACAACAGCTGGGACGAGCACGACGAGCTTTGCAAAACAGTACGCAGACCAGTGCAAGCAAAGCCACAGCGAGACGTTATTCAGTGCAATTTATGAGCTGGATGATCCGAGCGAGATAGACGACCCGACCCAGTGGATCAAAGCTAACCCGAACCTGGGTGTTTCAGTTTTTGCCGACGAGATAGCCGCCAGTATGGAAACGGCGAGACTGATCCCAAGCCAGTGGGCCGAATTCCAGACTAAGCGGTTTAACCGGTTCACCAGTGGCGAGCAAGAGTTTATCAGCGCCGCAGATTGGGCAGCCTGCCATATACCCGATGAGAGCACCCCAATTGAGCGCCAGCCCGTCTATGTGGGCATTGACCTATCAGCAGCGAGCGATATCACCAGCGTTTACTGTGTGCAGCCTACGGGCGCAGTTGGTGAGGTGAGGGTATGGGGTTATAACTTCCTACCCCGCGCAGCCCTTGAACGTGGCAAAAAGAACGCCGGTATCTATGCCGAGTGGGTTCGAGAAGGACACCTGACCATTGCAGGAGAGCGGACGATTGATTATGAACACATCGAGCGCAAGATTTACGAGCTGGCCGAGCATTACGATCTGCAAAGTGTTTCATTCGACCCTTGGAACTGTAACCAGACACTCACGCGCCTGGAGAGCAACGGGATACCGGTCGAGAAGGTGAGGCAAGGTTTTATCAGCCTGTCAGCACCAACGAAAGCGCTACAGGTTGCAGTCATTCAGCAGAAGGTGATCCACGGTAATGATCCGATCCTGGATTGGGCGATAGGGAACGTCTGTTTGGCTACCGATGCAGCCGCAAACATCAAGCCAGATAAAGCCAAGAGCGAGAACAAAATTGATCCAGTTGCGGCACTACTGAACGCCTATCGAACCTGGAGCCTGGAAGCCGAGCAAGGCCAAATTGATGCAGCGTGGAGCGTGGCTATCTAGGCGTAAACTAGGCGGAATACACCCTAAAAAGGCAAATAACGGAGTAACTCGTACTGACTTGAAAGCCATATAAATCAATGATATGGTTGCCCCGTTGACTGCACTTACAGCTTTTAAAATCCCTCGACGTTCGCGTCGTGCCGGTTCGATTCCGGCCTCGGGCACCATTAAAATTGAAGAAAAAAGCCTTACAGATTAAACAGATACGACGCTTCATTGCGTCGTTTTTGTTTTACCC